TATGATCCAGGAAAAGCGGCTATTGATGCAAGAAGGGCGTTTGTTGATTATAATATAGATGCACCAATTATAAATATAGCAAGAGAAACTTTAACGCCATTCTTAGCATATACTTATAGAGTTGTTCCAATACTTGCAGAAACAGCAGTAACAAGACCTTGGAAATATGCTAAATGGGCAGCACTTGGATATGGTATTAATGCTTTAGGTGGTTATTTTTCTGGTGGAGATGAGGAGGCAGAGCGTGCTGTAATGCCAAAAGAAAAATCTGGTAGATTTATGGGAATTGGTGCATTACCATACAGAAATTTAAAAGTACCAATATCTTTTAAAAATACTGAAAATCCAATTTATTTAGATGTTACAAGATTTGTTCCTGGTGGAGATGTTCTAGATATAAAAAATTCTTTTGCTACAGTTCCACTTCCTGGAGTGCCAACACCGTTACAACCATCATTAGGTGCTCTTGGTGATATTATTATTCCATTATTTGGATATGATCTTTTTAAAGGAGAAAAATTACAAGGGTTAGGTGCTGGTATAACAGAAGATTGGAAAACAAAATCTTTAAAAAGTTGGTCAAATATAACTCCAAATTTTCCATTTTTTCCAGGTTCATATAGTACAGAAAGAATTGAAAGGGCAAGAAAAAATATACCATCTCCATATAGAACACAAGAAACTGAAATGGGTGCACTTGCAAAAAGTTTAGGATTTAAACTTAATCAAGCAGATTTAGATGTTTTAAGTTTAAATAAAGTAAAAGAAATGGAACGTAGTTTAAAACCATATCAAGAAAAAAATACAATTTTAAAAAATAAATATCTTGCTGGAAAAATAAATGAAAAAGAATTTGAAAATGAAATACTAAAAAACGCAGAAAAAGTAGCTAATATAGTTGACCAATATAATAAAAAATTTAATTTTAAATCACAAGTAAAAAACAAAAAAGAATTTTTACCAGGATTACTTGCAATTCCTGGTGAATTTGGAATTCCTGGATTTCCAACATATGATGAAACAACCAGAATGTTAAACGAAAATCGAAAACAATGAGAAAACAAGAAGTAAGCAACAAAGAAAGTATAATTAAAATTCAAGGAGAATTAAAATTATTACACCACAAAATCAATACTATTGAGACTAATCACTTGAAACATATTCAAGATGATATAAGTAAAATTATAAAAATTCTCATCAGCATTGGTTTATTTGTAGGTGCACAATTTTTTTATCTATTAAAAGATCTTATACTTAAATAATGTTTGAAGAAGTTAAGGAACGAATTAAAAAGCACGAAGGCTTTTTACCTAAAGTCTATCTTGATATTTTAGGAAAAGCTACAATTGGTTATGGGCACCTCATTACCCCTGAAGATAAATTTGAAGAAAACGTAGAATATAGTAAAGAATTATTAGAGGAAGTATTTAATACAGATTTTTTAAGAGCCAAAAAAGGTGCTGAAGAATTACTTGAAGGAATATCTATAATTGAAAAGGCTAAAGGAATTATTATTGAAATGGTATTTCAATTAGGAAAAACTGGAGTATCTAAATTTAAAAAAATGTTTACAGCTTTATCTGTACAAGATTATAATGAGGCTGCAAATCAAATGTTAGATTCACAATGGAGAAAACAAACTCCTAAAAGATGTGAAGAATTAGCAAAACAAATGAGGAGTTGTAATTAATATGTGGTGGAGTGTATTGCCGACAATATTTAAAACAGGTGCTGAAATTTATAAAAATCATAAGCAATCAGAATTATTAGAGTCAGAGGCTGAAAGAAGATACTTTGAACGTATGGCTAGGGGTGAAATAGAATATCAAAGAGATGTTTCTGATGCTCAAGATAAAAGTTGGAAAGATGAATTTGTTTTAATTATAGTTTGTATTCCAATATTAGTATTATCATATGCAATTATTAGTGACGATGTTAATATTAAATTTAAACTAGATTTATTTTTTGATTATTTTGGTAGATTTCCATCTTGGTATCAATGGTTAATTGTTGGTATCTTTGGGGCAATTTATGGACTAAAACCAACAATAGATATGTTTAAAAAATAATGTATTTTATTACAATTATTTTTATTATTATTGGAGAATCTGGTAATCTAGAAAAATATAAAGTAGCAAATGAATATTTACCATTTTATAAAAAGGAAGCATGTGAAGAATATATTAAAGCATATGAATCAACAATACTTTTATCTTTACAAAAATCATTTAGCGATTACAATATTGTATTAAAATCAGTTGAAAAAATTGCATGTGAAAATGAAAAAGCATTACCAGTTTATTACAATAAATTGTATATATAAACTGTGTATTGGAATTTGTTGTTTATTAAAACAATGTAAATGTAAAAATGTATCTAAACGCAAACATACCAATAATTGAATGTTATGTTCGTGGTAATTATCTAAGAGATCAAAGAGATAGCCACGATAAATATTTTTGGTGTGCAGTATTTGGTGTATGTAGTACCCCTAAACAAGTACCACTGTTTCATTTTTTAATGGAAGATGGTGGTGTATGGTGGAGAGCACCCATATCAGCATTTTGTCAAGAAGAAGGAATTAAAGAACAACTACTAAGTGACCTAGTGTTATGGGACTCATTTAGTTATAATATTTCAGTAACAACATTTCATCAATTGGCAGGTGCTAAAGTAATGTTTACTACTAGAGATAAGGTTCAATTACAAGGTAGGTATTTATTTACATTAGATTGGACTGAGGGTGATTTTAATGAATTAAATTTTGGTTACGCAGGTAAACCAGATCAGCACAAGTGTGGGCATGTATTGGCATTAGATAATGGAAATTATGCTATTCAACCAAATAATAGATGTAGAGTATTTGATTCTAATATGGGTATAGATTTAAGTACACCTCCGTTAATTAATCGTTTAGTAAACACACATTATTGGAGTGTAGAAGACCAACCAAAATGGACAACTACAGAAAAAGAAATAGGCGAATATGACTATGAATATAAAAACACGGAGGAAAAATAAAAATAGTGAAAGATAATCTGCTAGTTCATAAACATTTAATTATAAGGGCAGAAGCTATAAGTCCACCTATGGACGAGGAGTTTCTTAGGCGATGGTTGGAAAAATTTATAAAAGATATTGGAATGAGAGTTATGATGGGACCATATGTTAAGTATTCAAATATGGTTGGTAATCGTGGTATTACTGGTGCTGCTATTATAGAAACATCACATATAGTAATGCATGTATGGGATGAGCCAAACCCAGCAATAATTCAATTTGATGTATATTCATGCGGAGAATTTAATCCAAAAAATATATGTGAAAAAATAGAAAGAGATTTTACAACTACTAAAATTGAATACAAATTTCTAGATAGGGAACATGATTTAACAGAATTACATAATGTAACATCTTCAAATAATTTAATTTCAGAAAATTATAAAAATAAAGAAATACAAAATAAAAATAATATTTTACTTAGAAATAGAAAAGAAGTTGAAATTAATGGTAATGGAACTTCTGGTTATGTTATTAAAGAGGGTATTCATAAAGGTACTGTTTTACAACATATTAAAAGAGAAAAATCAATAATATAAATGATAACCTACTATCCAAAACTTGGAACATCTATTAATCCAATTACTGTAGTACCTGGTGGTAATTCTATAGATGCTTTTGGAAGACTTAGGGTATCTAATCCTTTAACTATATTTGATAGTAAAAATGTACTATCTAAAAATTCATTATTTGATGAGTCAACGGCAAATGGTGGAACAGTTACTTATACTGCAAATAAATCTACAGTTAATTTAAATATAACAGAAGCATCTGGCTCTAAAACTATAAGGCAATCCAAAAGAGTCATGTCATATCAACCTGGTAAATCATTACTTATATTAAATACATTTGTAATGAATACTGCAACAGAAAATTTAAAACAAAAAGTTGGTTTATTTGATGCTAATAATGGAATATTCTTTTTTGTAGATGGTACAACTTTAAAAATTGTAAGACGTACTTATACTTCTGGTGCATCAGTTGATACTGAAGTATCTCAATCTAGTTGGAATAGTGATAAATTAAATGGAACTGGTTCAAGTGGATATACATTAGATGTAACTAAAGCTAATATATTATTCATGGATTTTGAATGGTTAGGTGTTGGTGCAGTTAGAGTTGGATTTGTTATTGATGGTAAATTTATAACAGCACATACTTTTTATAATGCTAATAGTTTAACAACTGTCTATATGCAAACTGCTAATTTACCAATACGATATGAAATTGAAAGAGCAGGAGCATTAGCAGCAGGTACTTATACATTGCAACAAATTTGTTCTACTTGTATGTCAGAGGGTGGTTATGCACCTAATTCAGTTGAACAAATGATCGGCACTGCAGCTATCGCAGGAGTAAATTTAACAACTGCAGATACTTTTTATAATTTAGCAACAATACGAATTAAATCTTCAAGACCTTATGCGGTAATTGTACCAGCAGGATTTACATCTTCTGGAATATCTAATTCAGATTTTGAAGTACAATTAAGATTAAATGCTACTCCTTCTTCAGCATTTTCTTATACAAGCTATTCAGATAACATAGAATATGATTTAACTGGAGCAACTACTATAACAAGTGGTACTATTATAGCTAAGGCTTATGTAGCTGGTAAAAGTAGTTCTGTTGCTAGTGTAGGAGATGGATTTAATTTTGATTATCAACTTGGTCAAACAATAGCAGGTGTATCTGATACATTAACCCTTTGTGCTAAAGCAGCGGCAAACAATGATGATATTCTTGGTACAATTAAATGGTATGATTTAACATAATGATTACTAGAAAAAGAACAATTGGATTACAGCTTACTACATCAAATCAAGATATTTATACTATACCTGCTCAACATGAGGCAGAAATAAGTAGTATACTTATTAGTAATGATACAAATAGTACAGTTACATTTAGTTTAGATTGGTATAATAGTTCTAATACAACTTATTATACAATTACAGAGGCAACACAACTACTCCCTAATGGAATAATACAAATAGAAGATAGTCTTTATTTGTTTAAAGGTGATAAAATAAGAGGATTAGCAAGTGCTAATACATCTGTTACAGTTACCATTAAAGTAAATGAAGATTATATTCCAAAACAATTTACTTAATAATGAAAAAGAAAAGCACAGTAAATAAAGCTGGTAATTATACAAAACCATCTTTAAGAAAACGATTATTTAATTCTATTAAATCAAGAGCAGTTATGGGAACTGCCGCTGGTCAATGGTCAGCACGAAAAGCACAATTATTAGCTAAAAGTTATAAGGCTAAGGGTGGTGGATATAAATAATGATTACAAAAATAAAAAGAGACCCTAAAATAGGAACAGGTAAAAAACCAAAAGGATCTGGTCGTAGATTATACACAGATGAAAATCCTAAAGATACCGTTGGTATAAAATTTGCTACTCCTATGGATGCTAGGCGAACCGTTGCCAAAGTAAAAAGAATAAATAAACCATATGCTAGAAAAATACAAATACTAACTGTTGGTGAACAAAGAGCAAGGGTTATGGGTAAAACACAAGTTGCATCTATATTTAAAAAAGGTAAAGAAAGTATAAGAAGAGAAAGGAATCTATAATGGCTCTTGCAAAAAGTCAAAAATCTTTAAAGGCATGGGGAGATCAAAAGTGGAGAACTAAATCTGGTAAACCATCTTCAAAAACTGGAGAAAGATATCTACCAGAAGCTGCTATTAAATCTTTAACTCCTGCTGAATACGCAGCAACCACAAAGGCAAAACGTGAGGGTAAAAGACAGGGAAAACAATTTGTAAAGCAACCTAAAAGTATTGCTAAAAAAGTAAAGCAATATAGACAAGTAAATTTATGACAACTAACATTAAAGAAAAACTTAAAAGATATGGTTTAACAAATTTAAACCAACCTAAAAGAACACCATCGCATCCTACCAAAAAAGGTATTGTTGCAGTTAAAAATAATGGTGGAGTAAAAGTTATAAGATTTGGTGACCAAAAAATGGGTCACAATTATAGTCCAGAAGCTAGAAAAAGTTTTAAAGCAAGACATGCAAAAAACATTGCTAAGGGTAAAACAAGTGCTGCCTATTGGGCAAACAAAGTATTTTGGGCAGGATCTGGTGGCTCAGTCAAGCAACCCCCCAAGACCCAAAAGCATGTTAAGGGTAAGTGAAAGATAAAATCTTTATCATAATAATTATAATAACCTTAATAACCATAAAAGTAATAATGGATAATAGACCTATATCAAAAGAAGAGTTTCCTAAATTAGTATATAATTTAGCTAAAAAGGAAATCATAAGATTTCCAGAGGAATCTATTGTAAGAAAAATAGACCCTGCTATTGTGGCAAGTATAGCTATATTAGAAAGTGGATATGGTCAATTTGAAAAAGCACCTACAGCAAAACTTGCTAAAAATTATTTTGGAAGAAAGGCAGTTGGTGATGATGAATATGTAAGGGCTAGGGGTGGTGCTAAATTAAAAGAGTATAGTGGATTAGAAGAAAATATAAAAGATTTTTTATTAATGATGGAAAGAGGAAATTACTATGAAGATTATAGAGCATCATTAGAAAGAAACGAACCTATTCAAAATCAATTTAAGGCAATAGCTAAAACATATGCTGAAAATCCACAATATAGTTTAGCATTAAATAGTATTTATAAAAAAGTTATGAAACCGATTAAACAAATGGATAGATTATCTGGAACATATATTAGTACAGGACTTGATGAACAAACAAAATCATTAATGCAAACAGCATCTCCTTAAAATTTTAAGGGGAAGCTATTACACTTCCCCCACATAGGCAACACATGACAGGCTCCCCAGTTGGAGCCTTTTTTATTTGGAGGTTTCAACAAACATCAGCATCTAATATCTTAATATACTTTTTACGTTTATTACGATACGAAGATGGATTTGCCCATCTCTTTCTCCAAATCCAGTTGTTAAATTTACCAGAGTAATTTTCTAACATATCCATAATAGGATTATGCCAAAATCTATATTTAAATACTCTGTAACAATTTCTTAATATCATCTTCTAATTTTTTACCCATTCCATTACAATGGTTAATTACTGAAGCACAAAGATTACCATGATATTTATAATTTTTTAATGCTTCCCTAATTTTACCAACAGGCTTTCCACCATAATCTAATACTATACTATTATCTTTACTTAACCCAATCTTTAATTCAAATAATAAACCTGTATGTTTATCAAATTCACTTGGTAGTTTTTGTGCTAGCTTCACTTTCATATTCATCTCCTTTTTGTTTTTTTACAAAGTCTTTACTTATTCTTGGATCCAAAGCCTCAAGTTTAGATAACATACTCATTATCTGTACTACTTCCCCATAAGGTCTTGTCATTAAATATCTAAATATATTTTGTAATTGATCTGATGTTATTAAATACACTTTATCCATTATAAATTTACAGCCTCCTCATAAATAAAATTAGTATATATTTTTCTAATTAAATTTTTATTATTTAAATAAACATTATTTGATTTTGAATTAGAAAATAAATCTGAACAATAATCTACTGTTTCTTCCATTGTCATTTTATCATTTAAACATCCACCAACATATTGCTCTACTTCCATTATAGCATCTTTTACTTTACCCATTATCTTTAACCTCCATTATTAATCGTTTTAAATACCATTCAGCTTTATGTAAATCCTGTAATGGTTCTCCCTTAAATTTATATCTTGATACATATTTTAAGACATTACCTTTAAGGTATCCATGATATTCATCTGTAGTCATGCAATCACGAATAACATCTATAGTCTCCTTTTTACCCTTTAAATAATGTTTTGGAGAATTAACATTATCAAAATATACTTTATTTGCCATAGTATTTTTTAACCTCGTTATAAGACATAGTTTCTAAATCATACGCACCATCAGATACATTTCGTTTAATTACTAATCCACTCCACCATAAATGCTGAGTACCTTTAGCATATCCCTCAACATGATTCAAGTAACACCCTGCAGATAGTGCATGTAATTTTTTACCATTTGGTAATGTAGATACTGCATAATCTAATAGATGGCAATGACCTACTGTTGCAGATACTTTATGTTTATTTAAAATAGTTCTTGCAACATTTTCTCCAGATATAGCTGTACCCATAATTCCAGATGGCAATTGATGTACATAATGCACACCATCAATTACTTTAATTTCTTTATAAGGTATTTCTTTCCAACCATAATCTTTATATTTAAGATCAGAAATTTTCATAGTGCCCTCAAGTTCTGGGTTATCTTGAACTAACCTATCAATTCTATCTTCATGATTACCTAGTATCATAATCTTTTTAACCTTATGTTTACCAAGACCCTTGTCAAATTTAACTAAAGCATCTTCAGCATGCTCTAAATCTTTTTTGTATCTATTACCCTCAAAAGATAATTTAGCTTTATCATAAGAGCATAATGAATCCATAGATACAAAGTCTCCCATACATATTACATAATCAACTTTTATATCTGCGGCTACTCTGCCTGCCCATAAAAATCTATCATTGTTTGATTTAGGTGTACAATGAGGATCACCGATTACTAAGTGCGTTGCCATATTAGTGTATCTCCTTGTTGTTTTTTGCTTTTAAATATTCAAGAAAGTCAACTATATTGTCTTCATTGAATTCTTTTGCTTCTGAGTACTCTCCATTAATTTTCTTAGATTTTTTTTCGTCTTCTGCAAAACCTTTTAATCCAAGAAGATAAGTTGTATGTGGATCAAGTACTGCCTGTTTAATCATTCCTCTAGCTATTGTAGAGCAAAGATTAAATTCTTCCATACTCATATTATTGTTATCTGATATTAAGCCACAAGTAAATCCTTGTTTCCATGGAGATACTGCTATCTTAACACAGTTATTAATATCAACTATTCTTTTTTGTTTTGACATATATTACCTATTAAATTTATAAAATGTTGTGCATCTACTACTACCAAAGGATTTTTATTATTCATCTTTAAAAAAACAATAGGATTAAAATTGCCATGACTATCAGCCTGCTCATATGCTTTATATAAAGTTTTCCATGTTTCGTTATTCTTGCATTCAATATCATATGGAAATATTTCCTTAGCTTTTTTTGATAGTTTAATATCTGCACCACTTTCTCCCATAATTGCTACTCTTATATCATCTTCTGTTAAAGAAATAAATACTTTTTTTAAAGTATCTCTAACCCAATCTTGAAGTCTACGACCTTTAGCTTTTCGACTGCGAATCGTAGTCATATTCTTTTCTTGGGTTATTTACTTCTGTATACCATACCCATTTAGGATTCTTACCTTGTGATTGCTGTTGGGGTAACAGCTGTAGTTTATCACCCCAACATGGTACTTTATACGGACAGAACGAACACACATTTCCTAGTACTTTATTACCAGTTTCCTTACCTCTATAAGTCTCCTTAACTTCCTCATAACATCTTTTAAATGGAGCCTTATCTACCAAGGCTTTAACATTATCTTTTGCTAATGTCAAGGCTTTTTCTTTATACTCCCCATCAACCATTGGTGTTTCACAAACAGTCCACTCTCCAGTTGATTTATTAATAACTATCCATCCACCAAAAGGCAACTTCTCACTTTCAGCATATAGATATCCTTGGGGTATATAGCCAAAGGCATCATCTTTAGCTATTTCTGCAAAACCACCACTCTCTCCAAATTTTTTTTCAAAAGAATATGGTGATGCACTTTTTATATCCCAAATTTTATTATCAATATTAACATCATAAGAACCATCTATCTCACTACCATTCCATTTGTATTTAACTTTTTTCTGTTGGTCAACAATTTTAATTCCAGCAGATTTAATTACAAACAATGCTAGTGCCTCAATCAAATCTCCAAAAGTATTTCTCATCTTTGTACTATAAGATTGCCCCTCGCCTTTAATATTTTTAGATTCCATTTGTAATTGGCACAATGGTCTACCAATATTACTCATACGAATTTGAAATTTGTTTGATCGTTCTTCTGCAAATTGTTTACGCAATGCAGATTTACATGCCTCACCAAATTCCTCAACCAGTTCTTCTGATATTTGTACTGGTTGTTTAGCAACCTTATCAAGATATAGTTGTACTTTATGGAGAATTGTATTCATTATGATTTAAATATTTCTACTGGGTCAGATTCCTCTGCATCCAATTGCTCAACAAGTTTAGCTGAACTTGCATCGCCGTTAGTATATTTTTTATCTTTTGCAGTTTTCCATAGGGCAACTACTTCATTATTTTCTTTTGTAATTGACTCTTGAAATACTTGTATTGTAGCCAAATCATCTTCAGTTAATTTTAGATTAGCTTCTGTATTAACTTTTATATCTGGTGTATAAAAAGTATTTCCACCTTTTTTTTGTCGCTTTGTATCTACAGTTAATGTACACGCATACATTAATTTATTTCTTTGACTGATAGATTCAATAGCTTCTGTTACTGGATTATAACTTGTTCCAGTTACTCTCCAAATAATAGGCAAGTTTTCTACAGTATGGTCAGTTCCCTTTGCAAGTTTACCTTTAAAAGATATTAGACCATAAATTAATTTATAACATCTAATCTTTCTTTGTTCAGCAAGAACTTCTGGAGATAGTTTATCTCTATCTTTGTATGGAAGTTTACCACACTTTGTACCACCTAAGATATCTAGTGCTTCCTCTTTCCAATTTTTAAAGATAATAGACCTATTAACATACTCACCTTTTTCTGGCTCAAAGTGCATGTATTGCATAGCACTAATGAATGGTCTTACAGTAACAGGTTTACCATAAACATTTTCATTTAGGCTTGGGTCATACACCATAAAACTGCCAACAGGTAAAGTATTACCTTGTTCGTCATCTGGATTCCTATTGATTGATAATCTAGGAATATTATTTTTATTTTCAGAACCAGTATCTTGACCTATTGCTTTTTTAATTTGGTCAATAGACATTGATTTAATATTTACTACTTGATTTTCCATTTATATTTTACTCCTTATTTTTGAGTTTGTAATAATTGTATACCATATTTTTTAGTTAAAGTCAAGTGTTCTTAGAAAAAAAATTAAGTATCCAAACACATAATAATATAATCAAAAACACTTGTAATATAATATCTAACATACTTTTGTTACTCCATTGGTTGTTATTACTTCCACGTTATCTGTTTTAGCATAATATATCATATCATGAAAATGTGGATGATTTACATTTAAATATAGTTTGCTTGGCAAGTCACCAAACTCTGATATCAATTGTTGATAATCAAGATAAGCACCATAGCTTTCATCTTCAAAATCATCTAGTGTTTCTAGTACTTCTACCATTATACTTCTCCTTTTATTTTTTTAATAAATCTATCTTGTATTGCTTTTTTTAATTTTTTATCCATAGATTTATCATTACCAAATGTCATGACAGTAACTTTGTCATCAAACCATTTGCGTACATTTTTTTCTGCATTTGTTTTAGCCATGCGTTTCCTCCATCTCTAGCCAGTTAGTTCCAATTTTTAATTCACAATCAAGTGGAACATTAAAGTTAATTCCATAATACTCCTGCATACCAGGTATTACAGATGCTGCACCCTGTTTAAATATATTACTCATCACAGCTTCTTCTCCAGGATAAACATCAGCCACAATAGAATCATGGACTGTGTTGATTAGTAAACTTTTTACTTTATCTTTTTTCATTAGATTATATATTTTTATACAAGCCAATGGTACAATATCTGCTGTTGCAAACCCCTGTACTGGATAGTTTTTAATTTGTGTTCCATAACTAGAGCCACCCCAAGGCATTCTTTCTGCATATGGAAAGGCATATTCTCTACCTGTTGGTATTTTTATAACTTTATATTTAATGGCTTCTGTTTGTAATTTATCATGCCATTGTGCAATCTGTTTATATTTTTTTAAGAACTCAGAATAATATTTCTTTTCATTTTCAGTTCCAGTTACACCACCATATAGAGGTTTAAATGTATGTGCCTTTGCATCTTGCCTAGATACTCCAATAATATCTGCTGAGTATTGATGCACATCAATTTTATTTTTAATATCTTCCATGCCCTGTATATCTTGTGCAAGAAATACAGCAGTACGAAATTCTAATTGTGCAAAATCTATTTCAAGTATCTTACCATTTTCAAATCTAGATTTAATTACTTTACGAATAGGAAATGTTTTTGCTCTAGGTTGGTTTTGAAAGTTGGGGTCACGACTAGATAATCTTCCTGTTGCTGTAACACACTGCATAAACTTTGGATGTAATAATCCCTTTTCATTTGTAAATGATTTAATACCCTCAACAAAAGTATTAAGATAAGTTTCAACTGCATTGTATCTTACAATAGCTGTAATGAATTCTTTTAAATCTCCCTCACTTTTAGTTGCAAGTTTTTCTAATGTAGTTCTGTCAGTCCTAAATCCACCATCAGCAATATCATATACTGACTTTGGTTTCTGCATAAATCCTGCAACCTTACCTAGCTGTGAATAAACTAAACCATCACCATCACATTCGGAACATTTAGTGTAGTTCTTAAACTCACTTCCATCTTTTTTTATTTTTTTAATTACACCTTTACCATGACAACCTGTGCATTGTGATGCACTTGTTTTATAGATAACATCTGTGTGTGCCTTAATTAAATTATTAATTTGATTTATAGAATACTGTGGTCTTCTTCTAGTTTTACCAGTTCTTTCATCAACACCAATATTAAATATATCTTTCCATTTATTTTTATCTCTAACTTTTCTTGAATAGATTAACCATGATAGTTGTTCAGTACTTGATGGATTAATTTTAGTATCTCCCATTTTTTCAAAGATAGCCATATCAATCTTTTGTTTTAGATATGCAAACTCTGCTCGGTATTGTTTTTCAACATCAGCTAGTGATAGTATATCTACATGAATTCCATTTCGTTCCATATCAATTAATACTAAAAGAAAATCATTCATCATCTTAATTGTTTTAATTAAACCTTTGTCTTTGTCCAATTTAAAATCCTGCATTTGGGAATCAAATAATTTTTTAGTAATTAAAACATCATGTCTACCATATTCTTCAACTATATTTACTGGTATATTTTCAAAAGATATTCCCTTGTCATAATAATCTTCAATTGAAGAATCTTTTTTACCAATCTTTCTTCTCTTACATGTAGCATCTAAAGATATACCTCTTCTTAATCCTCTAGATAAAACATATTCAGCTATCATTGTATCATAGACTTTACCATTATAATTAAAACCAGATTCTAATAACCAAGTTAAATCAAACTTTAAGTTATGCCCAATTAATAATGTAGTCTTGTCTAGTATAGATTGTATTTCTTTATGTGCATTCTCATCAACTCTTTGGCTATGCTTTATAAAAAAATATTTATCATTAATTCCTACACTAACTAAATAGTTTTTAGGATTAAACGGAAGTGGATCCATTTTTCCATCTTCTGTTTTTTGAAATGTAGTTTCTATATCAAGTGTTGTTATCATGTTTGCCTTTCAGTTAATCTTCGTATCTACTTAGTTGTTTATTAATTCTACAGTTAGGCTCCCCATGATACCCATTAATTTTATTTTTACTTATACATAAACTTCTATGTAAATCTTCTGGGTCTCTTTCCATTGAGTGTTTACCTATACCTATAATTAAATCTGCTTCTGCAGCCTTACCTGTTTTAGAATTTTCCATCATATCAAATGATATACTGTTTCTATTATGTGCATCTGCTGATGCCTGTGATATAGCTATGACACAGCAGTTTCTCCTTTTAGCTATCTCTCTTGCACCTGTATAGATTGCTCTTAATTTTTCATCAGTCCTTGCAAATGTACCAGAAATATTTATCTTGTCAAGTTGGTCAATGATAACTATATCTGGCTTATGCTTTTCACAATGTGCATCTATGTCTTCAATAGACCAATCAACTACATCAAGCATTTTAATATTGTCTTTTATTTTAGTCCAGTCCTTATGTGCTAACTCAATGTTATCTATAATTTGTTCTTTAGTATATCCAGTATAACAATTGATGGCTCTCATTTGTGTTCTTACAGCAGGTTCCTCGTTAATAAACGCATGTACCTTTGCACCTTGTTCTGCAAAACCATCTGGTGATGCAACAAGGCTTACCCAAAATGCAGTCTTTCCTGTTTCTGGTCTTGCAAATACAATCATTAAGTTTCCATTTCCTATACCACCAACATTATCTTTTAATGCTTTTAAATTAAATTTCCATTTAGTAGTAATATTTAATTGATTTAATAATTCTCCAATATTATTTGTAACTGCATCTATTTGTTCAACAGGTAATTCTTTTTTATAAGTATCAATTATATTTGATATAAGATTAAACTGTGCTGGTTTTCCATTATATATTTCTGTAGCCTCTACAGCAATTTGCTGTGCAATATCTCTATCACGCATTACTTTGATTATATCTTTAGCTACTTCTTCGTTTGGAGTTTCAACAACTTTAATGTCTTCTATTAATTCACTAAAGGTTTCTCTCATTGCCCTTGTCAATGCAGGGTTGTATACCTTTGTATGTAGGCTATATAAATCATCAATTTTAATATCAGATTCATATTTGTCATGTGCTTTCTTTATTGTATCAAAGAGTGAGCCAATGTTTCCATCAAATATATTTCTTGATATTGTACCTTTATATTTATCATAAAAGTTTTTGTTTAATAATAACTTAATCATTTGTTTTTCAATCATAGAACACCTTTCTTATTTCATCAGTTGAGTAGTATTTTAAATCATCTTCTAACATTTTTACTTTTACATTGTCAAATCCTATAGACCTTAAATAGTTTGCTATATCATAAGATTTCTTTGTTGCATCTCTATCAAGAGCCACATAAAGATTTCTATACTTTGGAATATGTGGTGTAAATTTATCTTGATAACTTGTTCCCATTAAAGCCATGCCAATCATTACATTTGATACAGCACATGCTGATGCACAGTCTTCAACTAAAACAATATCTTCTCCCTCTCCACATTTAAATGGGTAGTCCTTACTTCCATAGATATACCATTTAGGATATACTTTTGAATTAAGTCCTCTACCAATAGCACCTCGTATATTATCATAATCTTTAATTAAAAATACAACTCTATTCTGCCTTACATCATATCTAAATTCTGCCCTACCCCAAGACATAGCTTCCCAACAATTATTTTTATGTAAATAATCTAATGCCTTTTCATTTGAATGAATAGATTTAAAACTATCTGGTATCACAAACTTATCAGATTCTTTTACTTCTTCTGTATTAAATGTTTTATATACTTTCTGCATTGATAATTTATTCTCTTGCTTACCCCTTGCTGAACATGAAGCATGAAAACAATACCAATACAAAGTGCCATCATCATTTTTAACTACAAATGTATTTTTGTGGCTACAAAATGGACAGTCTATTCTGACTTCAGAATCATATTGTATTAATAAATTTTGTACTACTTCTAATTGCTGTTGATAGTTCAATGTATTTCCTCGTATGTTATAAAGATTTTTCTTTTGTTATAAAGATTTTCATAAGTCAAATTAATATTATTTTTATTTAGTTCTTCTGCTATTTTATTTTCTACATCTTCAACAGTAAGTGATTGCACTTCTGTTGTTATTTCACCAACCCAACCATAAATACTTAGTTTAACTTTGATTTTTTTCATGACAGTTCTCTAGCATAAAATATTGCTTAAGTCAAGTCTAACTATATTTTAGTGCCAAAAACTGTGTATTCTTTTTCTTCTTCGTTATTATCGTATGTTAATGATACACCTTTAAAACCATCAATGTGTCTTCCAAATGCTTTTGTATCAACTGATTTGCTTTTTAATTTTATATTATTTTCATCAACAAATAATGCTAAATCATCTAGTATGGTTAAATAATTTACATCTTCATATGGTGCACCTTGTAAATAATTTGATACTAAATCATGAAAGGCTTCCTTTACTGACTCTGTTGTTGGTGGTTTTATATTACCATTAAGATACATTTCATAAATATCTTTTGCACATTGAACTAATGTATCTCTAAAAAAAGATGGTTGATAATCTTCTGGATTAAAGTGTGCGTAGTCTAACATATTTTTTATTTTATTTTCCATTTTGTTTTCTTCTTTTACCATTCCAGTTAAATTTTTGTCTATATTTTTTTATAAGTTTTAGTATTTGTTTATCAAATACACTTTGTTTTTTAGTCATATTTAATAGTTATTCCTTTCTTCCTCAATGTGTGCTTCAAGTACAAGATAAAGTTCTTCTGCTGTATTTTCTATTAAGTCATCTGTAAAACCTTGAGCAACAGCTTCTCTCTTAAAAAATTTTACAATCTTATCTGGGTGTATATAAGTTCCATCTATTGTAGTAAATATACCAGATTTATAATCTTCAATTACCTTTTCAGATAAGTCCCCAATGTATTCTACTTGTTCATATTGCATATGTTCTCCTTGTTGTTATTGTTTGACATAACTATTCCAGTAATGTCCCTTTATTATTAGCAATAAAGATTGTGTTTGTCTATGCTTTTGTAATATGCCTTGTGCTATTAGTTTTCTTATAGCACGACTAACTACAGCAGTAGTCAAACCTAGTCTTTCTTTTACTAATCTTATTAATACTCTTGGCTTTATGCCTTTGACTCTTTTAGATTTATCATTGTCATTATCTTTTATAAGTTTAACAACATCATTAAATACTACATCAAAGTTATTCTGTCGTCTATCTTTAAAATGTAATTCACAAAATGCCTTAAACCAAGAGTTCCATTCACTCTTGTCAGTCCAGTTTGGTGCATTCTCATGACCTGTATATTTAGTGTTGCTCATATGATATGGTTATATTATTTCTATTCCAACATGCTCTACAATCTCTACACTCTCCATCTTGTTTTAATGCAGGGCATGCTTTGTATTGTGTCTTATCAGTATGGACTGCACTTGTCCATTTCCAAAATGTTGGTGGCTCTCCATTTATTTTAATTGCTGATGCTCTAATAATTAAATTAGGTGGTAGGTCATCTTCTTTAATCTGTGCCAGTACTCCATACTCTCTTGTTGGTATCCAATGTTTTATATTTGGTGTGTTCTTACATACCTGTATAATCTTTTGTAAATGTTCTAGTGATTGTATATCTCCAGAATCAAACCACCTAAAGTATTTCTTTTTATCTGGTAGTCTTTGGTATCTTAATTTGATTAGCATTGTCATAGCATCAACCCAATAAGGCTCATTCATAGCCTGTAGTCTTTTTTCATGTGCTAGTTTAACACTGTGCATAACATAGAATCCTTTGAGTGCATAGCAACCATGACATACTGTGCCTTCTATCTTTGCTAACTTACTACCTACATTACATTTCTTTGCTGATATTCCAAAAGAATATGCAGGCATTTTACTTGTATTAGATAGTGTTCCTACCTGTTTTTGTAGTTCTTTAATTGTTTGTTTCATAAAGACCTTGAGTCAAATTCAATCTTGCAATCATTACAAAAGAAAAAAGCATTACCATCATTGTAAAATATATCTTTAGTATTTATTAAAGATACATCTACATCTCCAGTCATTTCTTTATCAAGGCTTACTGACCTTTCCCCTTTAAGTATTGCTTTCCATACTCCTTTGTCGTCTTGTTTATAAGTAATATTAACCCATGAATTGCCATCAACATTTGGCAAGTAATCAATATTAGTTGAGTTGCATTCTATACATTGTAGTGACATGTGTTTCTCCTTTAAAGTTTGGCTATATTAGCACATAAAATCTGGTGTGTCAACTGATGTGTACCTTGCAAATATTTTTTTCTCTCCCACATAATAATTTCTATATGACATGACATAGCTTTCTGTCTTGTATTTATTTGGCATACATAATGGTGGTATTAAAAAACTTTGGTATTCAAATTTATCTTTTACATTATTGTGTAATGAAATTAATTTATTTAATATGCGACCTGTGCTGTGTGTTTTGTTATTGTATCTGTGTCTATATTGATTAAGTAAAAATCCTAGTAAGTCTAATGACCATGAATAATTTGATAATGAATTGCCTACCCATATAGTCATAGGGTGTTTTTGATATGCAGGTTTATATAAATCATCATGAATACCACAGTGTCTTTGATATGCTGTTGATAACATCTGACCTGTTTCTAATATCATTTTAACTACATGCTT